CTACATAACCACCTAACCGACGAACCGGTGTGAACAGGGTCTGAAGTTTCTCTCCATTGGCCGGCAAATGCCGGAGCCTCTGATTGGTCCCAACAAGTGCATCAAGCTGTTTTAGCCTGAGTGCATATTGGATACCATCATCGACCTCTTGGCGCTTTCTATAGCGAAAAGAGTGATAGAGAAAAAGCTTCGTTCCTTGTTTCGTGACTCGCAACTTTGAGAATGATAACTCATAGTGGCGGATCAACCTTTTAAGATCAAGTCCTAAAAGGCCCGAATCGTCAGGATAGTCGGGAGGCACAGCTTTGACTAAGAGCTGATGCCGCCTAAAGAGAGAAAATAAATAACGAAGAACATGCTTCCCGTATATATAACTTGTTTCACCGAAGTAATTCCTATAAAAAGGAAGGACTCGGTTCAAGAGTGTATACAGGAAGGGTTCAAAGTTAGATTTCTTCTCTGTGGCTGGCCTCTTAAAATAAAGAGGCCTGACATTGTGCCCGTGGAGAAAATCTCCACCGCAGGATTCCCTAAAAGGGTCCTCGGGGTCAAAGAAACTCTTCTCAGAGTTTACGATGAACCCGACAGATGTACAAAGATCCATAAAGGTCTTTGCACAATCTGTAGGTATAATGCAATCGTCGCCGAACACGGAAACACATCTTCGCTCAGTTGGAAGAGCGAGTCTGTGGTCCCATGGTTTCCGGCGATGTTGCATCACACTTGCGACTGCTAAGCAGTAAAACACAATTGTTTCCAATGGAAACGTAGTGGCGTTTCCCATAGTCGAGAACATATTCAAGTTAAGAAACGAACCATTAAGGTCCATTTCTTCACACCGAATATCGTTCAACACTGTGAACCAACTACTTGGTAATAAATACCGAAGAAGCTCGATCGATAAACAATCAGAAGCGGAACTAAAATCTATGGTAGCTAATAAGCCATCAATAGATCCTTGTCGCGCAAGCTGTACATGTTTATCTGGGAGTGTTGCCACATTAAGACCAACCTTTTTCAATCGTTTATACATGATAAGCATTAGGCCCTGCTGGAGATACATATTTCCAGTGGGTTCTATAGCTATCATACGATTGATAGAGTTGGTCTTAGGTACAGTAGTAGCCCGTGATCCCCGGACACGCGCGAAGGTTCTTTGGAGAGATCCAGAGCGATTGAAAGATTCAATCGCTTCACACAACTGATAGTCGTGTGAAAGAACTTCGCGGTAGTACGGAGCGGCGCTAGCGGTTATAGTTATTGGAAAGGCGAATTTGCGTTTCACAGAAGTGTCCGAAAAAGGGACACCCAAGGAAACGCCTCCGGAGTTTTTACATCCGGAAACAACTTCGTCTAACTCTAGACCATGAAGGATCCAATGCACAAGTTTCTTGGCTCTGCGAAGAGCCAAGCCACGAGGGCAAGAGGATTCTTCCATATATTGGAACCAGTCGGAAGACTGAAATCCCTTCATATGGTTGTTAACCTTAATAAACTTATCGAACGTTAGTTCTTTAAGCTTTTCAGGTGAACAATCGTCATCTATGTACTTCTTTTTACAGTCGTGCATAGACATAACTAGATGTCGTGCTGCGTCTTCGGGAAGTTGAGACTTCCCGAGTAGATCACGTTTTATTAACTGATGGACCGTGGTGACGATCTTATCAGCAGAGAACCAGTTCTGGTTCCTGTTGGTACTTTTTTTCATAGGAGATCTCCTTGTTGAAAAGTTCAAGTAAGGCCTTTGACTAATTTAAAGACTGATGTCTAAAAAGGTTGTCAAAGTCAGTATCAGATATAAGTTGCGCAGAAATATAGCGCAAGTTATCCATATCAGATTCACCCATCTCAACGTCCGATGCCAGCTCAATTGAGGCTGTGCATACGGTAACGTCACCGCTGCCCAATGTTATTGGATAGCGAACAAGTACTTTCGTACGTTGCTGAGTGTAACCTGATGGAGATGCTGAATTAACTACAGGGCGTTTTACAGTGAAGTCGACAGACTTCCTTGTTAAAACGGTTGTAGCAGCCTCCGTTAAGTAGACTTGGTGTTTCTCTAAAGAATCACCCAAGCTTACTGAAGCGGAACTAGTACCACCAGTTGGTGTTAGGGCTGTTGACCCTAGGTTAATGTTAGAAGTTGAAATCATAAGATTTACTCCGTTCTTAGTGTGCACTATCATAACAAAATGTTAACGTTTCCTACCAGAAAGGTTGGAAACAATGATAGCAATCACATCAGTGGCCTTCGTAAGAGAGTCAACCAATCCGCCCAAATGTAAGGGTGGAAAGGTGTCACTAAAAGAAGGTGTCCATCGGTCACGAACATAAGCGAACTTTTCAGCTTCGCTCTCGTTGCCGACGAGGTCTTGTACCAGGGGTGAGTGTATTGCGATTAGACGAGTTTTACAAACTCGTTTAGCGCGATACGTCACAGACCCTGCAAGAATCGTTACATCAGGATCCATCATAGCGGAAAGCCCTCCTAAAAAACCGGAGATGCTGACCATACGATCGATCAAGAAGGATAGTGGCATTAACTGCCAGAGCCCTTTCGGGACATCCTTCCAGCGTAAACCATACTGATATCGCCAGTCTCCTACGGGGTTTTTGACCTCGTAGAGAATACTGGCGTGGTACTCAAGAGTATCGGTGACATGGCATTGCCAGTCAATGATACCTTGAGCCGTTTCAACTAAACGAGTATCGTTTAGTTTAGCGTACCCGTGAGAATTCTCACGGGATAACCGTACTATATCAGTACCGAGTTGCTCCAATATAGAATCAACAGATCTATAGAGGGGCGTGATAACGAAGCGCCAGGTAAGCCATAGGCCTGCCAAAGCGCGTGCAATGGGTATAGCTCTTTTATGAGCCTCTATCCATGCGAGTTTATTAAACTCATCGCTAGCATCGTGTAACGCCTGAAGAGGAGATTTTAAGAACGCAAGGGTTTCCTTGAGTTCTCCAATATCCTCGATTGCCTCGTACGGAGCACCATCGACACCAGCCAGAGCTTTATGTTTTGCAACATCAGCTTTGGTAACGTCGTTGGGTACCGTAAGAGTCACACCTTTGGGGTAACCCCCAGAATAGTGATCAGTGATACTCTCCCCTGTGAAGGGGGCGCCTCTGAAACTCCCAGAGCCCGGATCTTTCGGGGCTTTGAGCTCATAATAACTATATGAGCACTGAGTGTTTACTATGCCACCATTTTTAATGATGTCATGGTAACCCTCAGTAGGCCAATCCGTGAACGTTATAATCTTAGTTTTAAGATCATAGGTCTTAAAGTACTTGAGGTTTCCTAATTGGAAACCATCAGTTACTTTGACCAACGGTTCGACGGTATTGCGAGTGCGAAAAGGCATAAGTTTCTCCTGATTAGTTTAACGATCT